TACTTGGATATGGCTAACTATGGCATTATTGGTTTAATGCTGGATGATAACACTTGGCTGAGTGAGTAAGCTTTCTTTAAAAGACCTTAATATAACGCCCCACCCTGTCATCCCTGCACCAGACCAGGAAATGATTGAGGCGGTCTTAAAGCAGCCCAATGGTGAAGAGCTTTTGGCCAGCTACATCATGGACCGAGAGCTGGCGATACAACAAGAGAAGGAAGATCCGTTTAATCATGGCTATGAACCTGACAACTGGGCTGATGCTGACAAGTTGCTGGCTGATTATGATGAGGTTTTAATCAATGGAGGAAATCGGGCTGGCAAAAGTGAATATGCGGCTAAACGGGTTGCTCAGATGGCTGTAAGGATTCCAAATGCAAGAATTTGGTGTCTGCATACTACTTCGATGTCATCAATTCAGATGCAGCATCCATTAGTCTTTAAATATCTACCTTTGGATTGGAAGAAAGCTAAAAAGGGTAAAATCACTAGCATCCTTTACAGCCAAAAAAATGGCTTTGGAAACAATACATTTGTTGGGCCAAACGGCTCACAAGTTACCTTCCTAAATTTTGCACAGGAAAAAAGGGTCATTGAAGGTGGCGAAGTAGATCTAGTGTGGATAGATGAGGGTTTTGACGAGTTAGATTGGATAGAAACGCTTAGGTATAGGTTAATTACTAGGAGAGGCTTGGGAGATGGCAGAGGAAAGCTTCTTATGACGTTTACGCCTATTACTGGGTTTAGTCCTGTTTGCAGGGAATACTTGGCTGGCTTTGAGACTATTAAGTCTGAAATTAGTGAATTGCTGCCTGGACAGAATGTTAAAGGCTGCAAGATAGGTCAGATGCCTTACATAGCCAGCTCAGGCAGAAACAATTCTGCTGTTATGTGGTTTCATACCAAAATGAATCCTTACCAGGATTGGGATTCAATGG